CAGAGTAGCCAAGTCACCTACGTTAGAAGTAAATGGTGAATACTGTGACACCAGGAATACGCCAGTGTAGCTAGGGTTAGTAGCCGATACAGAACCGCTGGTAGGAGTCACTACAACAGTTGCCTGTGATCCAAGCAGTGGGAACAGAGTAGCGTCAACTGATGCAGCACCGAAGTCTTGGTGGAAGTCCAGCTGAACCGAACCATCCTTGAGGCCACCAATACGGGTACGGAAGGTGCGACCAAACGAGGTAGTGTCTTGTTCCTCAGAAGTAATGTCTAAGGTGCAAGCAGCAAGGTGATCGCTGAAGTCAGTACCGTTGAGAGTGATCTTGTAGTCAGTAGCCACAAATTTAGCCATTATAGTTTTCCTTAGTTTGCGTAAACTTGAATTGAAAAGTCAGCCGCCAAATAAGTGGCATCATTTAATTGTACCGCACCTACGCTAGACATTTCACTAACGCGAACATCATACGCTGCACCGCCCAGAGACTTGTCAGACTCTACAGCTTTCTTGACTGAACCTGTGCCGGTAGAGATGACAGTATCCAAACGAGCCTGTGCAGTGCGCTCACTCACGCGGCCCACAATGACAGACACTACAAAGTTGTATTGAACTAGCCCACCATGAAACGCACCATCATAGGTGACATTAGACAGGCTCAGAATAGCTATAGGTGGTGACGGGTTGTCTGGGATAGTTTCAGCCACACGCAACCCAGAGATAGTGGCTAGGTTGTCTCCCAGCCCTGCACGAATCGCGGCTATGCTCATGCGCCAATAACCTTCTTGAAAGGCATCAGTAGAGCTTCAACGTCAGGATCAACACGGCCTACACGCATAACACCAATGTCACCAAAACCGGCAACACCTAGTGGGCTGTCATACCTCTTGAACTGGCGCATAGCAAGAAGAATCGCAGCCTGTTTGATAGCAGTCGGCACAGTAGCCCATCCAAAAACTCCAACGATTTGTACGCCAGCAAAGTTACTAAAAGTGCCGGTCACTGACCAGATAGGGAACAGGTAGTCACCGATAGCCCTGATGCGAGTGTAAGGCTGTGTAAGGCCTGATGAAACCCCATTCAGAGGCTCTAGCTGAAAGTCAGTAGTAGTCCAGGTTGTGTCATAGCTCACACCATCATCAGAAGTCTTGAGGGTAGTGACTGACACAATGTCATCAGTCTCGCACAGGAATGAGTCTGTAGAGTCGAATACACGGGTTGCTGAACTGGTGTAGAAAGCACGCTGACAGTAGCCGTCAATCTCACGAGAAGCGGCCTCAATGGAAAGCTCAAGAAGTGAGTCATCAACTGTGTCAGTGATTCTCAGTGCAGCTTTGACCTCAGCCAAAGTGCAGTAACCGTTAGTAATCGCCATAGTAACAGTTTACCGCACTAATCCCATGAGTTTATGCGGCGGCGTTCTAGTGACCATTCACCTGCAGACAAGTCTCCCTGAGACTGCTTGTAACGGAAATACACTTCGTTCAAAGGGTATGACTTGGCATTCTTTTCAGCGTTGCCTCCTTGAAACACAGTAGCCTGCCCAACGTGGCTGTGATCTATAGCTACACGCAAAGCATCAAAGCCCTGTTTAGCTGCACGCCACTCAAAGTCATCATCTTCAAAGTTTGCAGGGTGCAGTGCCTCATCAAATAAACCCACACGGTCAATGACATCTTCACCCACGCTAAAGAACTGGTAGTGAGGCCACTGCTCAGCTGTAACGATACGGTCAGGGCCGGAAGCCTCAAACCATGCCTCAAGCGCTCCAGGCTCAAACACAACATCATCACTGCAGATAAACCACATAGTGTCATGAGGGAAGCATTTGATTCCTAGATTCCATGATGACGCTACGCCCAGATTAGCTGGCATAGTGAGAACCGTCAGCTCTTTGATTTCAGCCGGTAGCTTCAACTGGTCAATCATGTTGCCGTTATCAATGATGACAACGTGACCGATTGGGTAGTCAATGCTAGACAGGAGCTGTTGCAGCAGGTCATAACGTGTCAGTGTAGGAATGATCAGGTTGGGAATCACTTGAAATACTCTCTCAGAAATGGCATCCAGTACCAGTTGAATACGCGGTCAGCATCAAAGTCTTTAGCAAAGTCTACCGAAGCTTTAGACAGGCCACGAGGCGCGTCATACGCTAAAGACAAAGCCTGCACGATAGAGCTGATATTTGGTATGTGATAGAACGAGGCTTGAGGCTCATCCCAGAAAGGCTGACCATCAACTAGGAAGCTGTCAGGCCCTGCAAGGTCAGGTGATGCTGCCCAGTTCGAAACGATTACACAAGTACCACACGCTTGGAACTCTAGAGCAGGTACGCCGAAGCCTTCACCGTATGACACTTGTAGGCCAACGTCAGAAGCTGTCATGACTCCTGCAAGGAACTCTGCAGGATAGCCCACACGGTTGACATCACTGTTGAGAATGCGTACAAACTCTTCAGACAGGCCGACTGCACGCAACAGCTGAGGGATATTGAAACCGCCAAAGACAGGAGAAGGTTCTGTGTGCAGATATAGGTATGCGTCAGGGTGAGACTGGCGAAAGATTGCAAACGCCATGAGCTGCTCAGCAAGGGCCTTACGATGCACCAGCCCGTTAGCCTTATTCGCTGCCACGATAGACACGAGAAACGCGTCATCAGGAACATCAAGATATTCACGAGTAGGCACGCCAAACACTGTCTCAGTAGGTTTCATGACAGTGGTATCTATAGCGTGAGGGATATAGACAGACTCCACACCAGACTTCTCCAGCTGGCGCTGACCATGTGGACTCATAGTGATAGGCGTGACATTGTGGCGTAGCAGAAACTTCAGCACTGCAGGTGGCAACGTAACGTGATCCAGTGGAGTCCAGGCAATCACATTGCCATCAAACTTTAGGTCATTGTAAACCCACTGATCATAGAGCGTCAGCACTGCAGACTTCTTGCCCTCAAACTGTTGAGCAAAGTCGTTATGCCACACAGGAATGACATCATCTGAATACTGCTTGTACCCCATAGGATAGTGAGGCACTTTCCCATGAGGTGTTCTAATCTCAGACTTCATACCCTGCAAACCGTAGTTAGACAGGTTAGCCGTTTTCACGCCATGCTTAACAAGCCGGTCAATGAGTAGCTTGACCTGCTGGCCGTAGCCGGTAGGTGAGTCATACGAATTAGAAGCGACAGAGATAACCCCGTCAATCTTTTCAATAGCCATAATCTTCCCTTTACAAATAGGTTGATACTTATTCTATACCTGTGCTACATTCCTTATATCGGTTTCCCCCAAACCTACCGATAGAAAACCCTCTAAGTCATTCTGGTTGGCTTAGGGGGTTTTTACTTTACACTTGGGTTATGGCTCATCCTGAACAGCGCGACTACTTCAACAAGATCAAAGCGCTGCACCCTCAATTCTTTACAGGCGTATCAGTGATAGAAATAGGATCACTGAACATCAACGGTACAGTGCGCGACTTCTTTGATGCCACATCATATCTAGGAGTTGACGTTTCATCAGGCCCAGGCGTTGATTTAGTAATGGAAGGGCAGAACGTCAAACTGCCAAAGCACTCATTTGATATAGCAGTCAGTGCTGAGTGCTTCGAACACAACCCTCACTGGAAAGCTACCTTCAAGAATATGGCGCGACTGGCAAAGACTGCAGTGCTGTTCACCTGCGCTAGTGAAGGTAGAGCTGAGCATGGTACAACCCGTACAACTCCACAAGACTCACCTTTCACGCTGGAGTGGGATTACTACCAGAACTTGAATGAGTCAGACTTTAGAGCTGCCTTCGATTTAGATTCCATGTTTCAGCAGTATGAGTTTGAATATAACCCTCAGTCACACGATCTCTACTTCTACGGCCTAAAGTAAAATAGCGCACTGCTATTTATACTTTATGAGCCTAAGTGAGAAATAGAACAACCCCCCTAGCGAACCTACAACGCTAGAGGGGCTGAACTGTTTAGCTACAGCTTATGGCTGGAGCAGGTACTTAACCTTAGCGGCGTGAGTCAGAGCCTGACCTGCACGCATGGTGAAGCGGTAAGCTGTTACATCGTTAGCGAAGTAAGCGTCAACCGAAGTTGCAACTTCCATGCCAGTGGTAACAATCTTGACAGCCTTGTTGTCACCGAACAGAACCGACTTGGTTCCGGTAGCAATGTCAGCAAGGTTGGGGTTTTCCCAGATACGGAAACCTGCGAAGGTGTCAGGCTGGCCAACGCCAACTTGGTACAGGTAGTTACCTGCAGTGTCCTTGAGCTTACGGATAGCACCAAGAGTCTTGGAGTTCACCATGTAGCCTGCGGAAGGAAGCTGACGAACAGCACCATCTACAGAGTAAGCAAGGTCAATGAGGTTGTCTGCAGATACTGCGGTTGCAGTAGAAGCAGTAACACCAGAACCAGCAGCACCAACAACAGTAGAGGTTACTGAGGTGTTGAGGTAAGTACCGATAGCGTTACCTGCCTGCTCAGCGATGACAGAGGAAATGTCAAAGCCAGCGTCAGCAATCAGTTCGTTTGCAACAGGAACGATGAAGCCAAACTTAGCAGGCTGGATCAGTACGCTGTCGAACGTTGGGTTGCTTTCCGCAATTGCAGAACCAGCGGTTACTGCAGCAGCGGTGCTGAATGCGGTGTAGATAGGAAGGCGAAGGTCGTTACCGGAAGAACGAGTGATGACCTCAGCAGCGTCAAGCCAGGGGCCGACCAAACGAGCTGCACCGAAAACCTGATCGTAGAACGATACAGGAACAGTGTTAGCAGAAGGTACGAGCGATGCACGCATTTCTGCAGGGAAGGTGTGGTCACGAAGTTCACCGCGAGCCATTGCGCGGAACAAATCGCTGTCCGAACGTGCCTCAGCAGCTGGAACGAAAGAACCGGCTGCAGCAGCTGCATCCATCTTGCGCTCTTCGTTACGAGTAGCAACACCAATAGCGTCATCAGCCGAACGAATGTCAGCTTCGATACGCTCAATCTTCTGTGAATCTTCAGCGGTAAGGCCACGAGCCTCAGTCTCAGCTGCGTCAATGATAGAGCGCACCTGCATGATGAGGTTGTTGCGGACTTCCTGCTGAGCCTTAATGAACTCAGACATTATGTCTCCTTGTAGTTTTGCGCTACGGCGATGACGCTCAGCAGTGCGGAAATAGAATAGCGGCGATGACGCTCAGCTAATAAAATTGTACCGCATATACAGTTAAATGCCGACAAACAGAAAAGGCTACACCCGTGAGCGTAGCCAATCCTTATACCGCACCCCTGCGGTGCTTACAGTTTATATGCTGGAAAGAAACTCAATCTTCTTCTTCTTCAGTGCCAGCAGGCCCAAGTCACCAATTACGGAAGGCTCAGGTTCAGGCTTGAATTCTGCAGCAGGCGAAAGCTTGTCAATGACTCCAGTGAGAAGGTTGCGAGCATCGTTGTCTAAATCTTCGCCAGCCTCAAGCTTGGTCAGTGCAGCCTCTAGCGCGTTAGCATCAACCTCAGCACGAGTGGCCAGCTTCTCCAATGATCGTACTGTTGCAGTACCGCCAGTGGCGCTGTATGCAGGGAAGGCAACGATAGAAACTTCGAACAGGCGAACGGCCTCTAGTGTGCGCTCATCACCTGCAGTGTTCCACTTATCCTTGATGACGTTGAAACCAAAGCTCATAGCGTCAACATCTCCACGCTTGAGTAGCTCTGCAGTGTCGCGGCCCAGCTGAGTGTTAGGCAGAAGTGCAGTGACCTTCAAGCCACGAGCATCTTCAGTGAGCGTGAGGGTACGGGCGCGAGTAGAGCCAAGCACCTGACCGCTGTCGTGATTCCAGAGAAGCTTTACATCGTTACGAGTCTTGAGCGAACGAGTGAAAGCACCAGGAGCAACGAACTCAGTGAAGCCGCCCAAGTTTTCGCTACGGCTGTTGAATACTGCAGCATAGCCCTCAAAGGTCATGCCGTCAGAAGTCTCACGAATCTCAAAGTCTGCACTGGATACGCGCATCTCAATCTTGCCCTGTGAGCGCCCAGCCATATCACCGTGAGGCTGCTCAGGCATTTCAGGCTCAGGCAAAGCGTCAATCTTTTCCAGCACAGAAACATCTACGAGGGCAGTCAGTTCAGTAGCGTACCAAACGCCATCTTCCTGATCCCATACAACAACCTCAGCCTGTGAGTCATTGACAGAAACAACTTGGCCGTGTTCGACATCATCACCGTTAATCCAGCGCACCAAGTCATCAGCTGACAGTTCGCCAGCAACAGCTCTAATATCCATACTTTTATTATCCTTTATATCTGATGCTGTCGCATCTTCTAGGTTAGAAACAATTTGAGATTTCATTACAGTTGCTGCTCCAAGCAAATTAGGTTGGCAGTGTTTGCGGCAGTGCAAGCATAAAGCTCATTCCCAGGGTAAAGACTAAATTGGAAATGCTCATGAGAGTCAATGTGAAAGCCAGTTGTAGGGCTTACCGCTGTACCGCCAATGTAGACAGCATGACCAGACTCATTGTGCAGGTTCAACATGAGTGGGCTACCGCCAGCACCAGCTACACGAGTGATAGCAGTACCCACAGTGACACTACGAGAGTCAAGCATTACTGCGCCCCGTAAACGTTTTCTGAACCGGCCACTGCAGCTATTTGACTGACAGGCTGAAGCTGTGTGGAAGGAACTCCCGTGTGACCGATAGCAGGCAGGTTGAGTGCAGCCATAGTCTGTGCAGGATCAAAGCCAGCCAAGATAAGTTTCTGCGCCATAGCTACACGCTCAGACTCAGCCGACAAGGTAGCAGCGTCAATGTTTACGTTAGCTAGTGGAACGCGCACAGTGTCTGCAGACAGGTCAGCGACTGGTGGTAAATCTTCCAAGCGGCGCACATCGTTGATAGTCAAGAAGCCTGACTGTAGGCCAGTGCTGTAGGCGCTCATGCGTGACTGAATATCGGCACGCAACAGGCCGTCAATGTTGAAGCGTAGGAACGCGTTAGCTCCACCATCAACACGCTGCAGGAGAGGCGTGAGTGCATCTTCCAGCTTGCTAATTAGTGGTCGTAGGCCGTGAGTAACCCAAGCAAGGTTAGTCTGCTCAACGCTTGCATACGAGCTAGAACCCTCAGTGACTGCGAGCAGGTGTGGTGGAATGTTGAATGCGCGGCACACATCAAGCACAGCCATCTTACGGCTCTCAACCATAGTGCTGTTCTGTGGGTCAATCTGTGTCTGCTTCCAAGTAGCGCCGCCAGACAGCACGCCAGTCTTATGACCTCTACGCCATCCAGCGTGAGCGCGGTCAAAGCCGTTACGCAAGTTCTCAGACTGCTCCTGAGTCAAGTTCCCAGGGAACTCAATCACGCCACTCATGTTAGTTCCCTGACCAAAGAATGTAGCTGCGAAAGCTTCCATTGCTTTAGCCAAACCAAAGTTGTCGTTCAACTGCTCTACACGAGAAGTGCCACGAATCGAACCAGGCTTCAGCAGGTCAGGAATGTAAATGATTTGGTCAGAGCTGAGTGGAATCTTTTCACCCTGCAGTTTGAACATCAAACGGCCAAGCCCGTTGCGCTTGATTTCAACGTGGTGAGGGTTGAGAACTACGAGGTTTACTACCTCACCCTTAGCGTTGCTGAATACGCGAATGAAAGCGTTGCCATCTAGGAGCAGTGACACAATCACTGAGTTATAGAAAGCGTTACGAGGCAGATCAACGTCAGGCTGCTGCACCCAACTAGGAGCGCCAAAGAATGGAAGCCTAGCGCCATCCTTCTTGTAAAAAGCTCCAAGTGGCAGTGTCGAAATAGTATCGGCAATGAGGCTTACTGCACTATAGACAGCATTCACTTGGAATACGTTGTCGCTAGTAATGCTAGTGCCGGAGAGATTTCCGAATTCGATACTGTCACCTGAAGCAAAGATAGTCTGGTACGAAATCGCACGAGACTCAAACAGTTTCTCAAACATTACTTAGTTACCGCCAAACCAATAAGAATTGCAAACATACCGCCAACAATAAGTCCTGCTGGTGGGAAGATTAGGGCTGCACCGGCAGTCACTGCGACTGCTCCAAGTATCTGTAAAACCGTAGACATATTAACCCTTAGAAAAAGAACTGAGGTACAACTTGTTCTAGTCTACCAGCAAGCGCCCTATCTACCGCCATCACGGAAGCAACAGCACCGTCAATCTTGCGCGGTGAGCTTCTAGCATCCTTTTTAATGTGTGGCCCTGCAGGAGTCATCTTCACAATGGCGTTATCTATATGACGCGCCAGCAGTGGATCATCAGTGTGGACTATACGCTTCTCAACAACGCTGTCATAGAAAACAGCACAGGCTTTAATCATGCGCGAAGGTGACTGAGGGAATTCCACGATAGGCAGTCCAGCATCTTCCAGAACCTGCATAGAGCGCTGCCAACGGAAAGGGTCACAGACTATCTCACGCACGTTAGGGAAATCTCTACAGAACTCAAGCAGTGTCTCTTCAACATCTAGCGTGTCTACACGCCAAGTGTCATCATCCAGGGTTAAGTCTTTCTCCCACGCCTTTACTAGAAATACCTTGACCGGCTCATCTTCTTTAGGTACAGTCGCACCAACAATAACGGAAGTATCACCGTTGAACGAACCGTCAAAGGCCAAGATGATTTCCTCATCAGGCTGAATCTCAAATGCACCTTCACACTCCTTCCAAGCGCCAGCAGGTAGCCATGAGGTAGCTGAGCTAACCCACTGGTTCAAACGTTTAGTGCGGAACTCAGCCTCTGGTGTGCGCCTCACTGCAGACTTGAAATCATCTTCAGAAACAATGTCACCATAACCAGGATTGGCCATAGCCCAAACAGAGGGGTCACGATAGTCAGAATCATCAGGTGCTTGCCACCATGCCATGAAAAATGAAGGATCATCAACCTCACCTGCAGCAATCTTCTGGCCGTATTGATAGAGCGAATAGCAGACAGAATCCCTGCCAGTGCTGTCAGACTTTACGCCTGCAGTAGTGATAGCTACAAGCTGCCCAATCTTTCCACGGTTTCCCATAGCCAAACTGAACACATCAAATAAAGTCCTGTCGCGGTGAGCGTGCAACTCATCCATGATCACGCGGCTAGGGTTCAAACCTTCTTTAGAATAAGCCTCAGCCGATACCACGCGAAACACTGAGTTAGTTGCAGGCACGAAGATACTGTCTTTATAGATAGTCACCATGTCTGCCAGCTCACTGCTTTCAATCATGCGCTTAGCCTCACCAAACACAATGCGTGCCTGTTCCTTTTCAGCAGCAACAGCGATAACCTCACCACCGTTGATACCCTCAGCAATGAGGCTGTAAAGCCCAATGGCTGCACTGGAAAGCGCTGACTTCCCGTTCTTACGAGGCATACCAATCAGGGCAGTCTGTGCGACTAGGCCACCGTTCTCATCACGAGCATAGAGCCTAGCCAGCAACTCTTTCTGCCAGTCACGCAAACGCAACGCATCACCAGCACGCCCAGCAATACCATCTTTACCGATAGAGCCAAACAGCTCAGAGAACTCTGCAGCGTCATCACCATCACCGCGAGCAATAGCCTCATCACTCACAGGCGTTAGAAACGCAGGCGGCCAACTAGCCACGCTCAGCCTTACGCGCCAAGAATTCCTCAAGCTTAGTTTGAGTCTTTACCTCAGCCCAGCCCAACCGCGAACGGTCAGCAGGAGTAAAGCCAAGCAGTGAAAGGTTGCCAATGATGATGCGGTCAAGCTCACGAAGCCCACGGCGTAGCTTAGGATCATCAGACTGCATAACTTTGATACGCAAATTCCAGCGCTCATCAATCATTTCACAAGTCATCAGGAGAAGCTCAACATCAGTATTAGGGCTAATCCAGTTAACACCAACCTGCCAAATGTTATCCCACACCTCACGGCCATACCGCATCAGTGGGCGCGAAGGCTCAGGAGTTGTCTGAGCTGCAGGCAACAACACTATGTCACTCTCATTAGGCAACCTACGCTTACCAGGATTACCAGTCAGGCGCTTCTGCTCCACAGGCTTCGGCGGCCTGCCCATCTGAGCCATTAGAGAAGCTCAGCCTTCTGCCCTGTCAAAGTTTCCCAGCGCGTAATGATTACATCAATATATTGAGGGTCAAGCTCCATCATGTAGCAAGTCTTATTCATTTCCTCAGCAGCAATCAGCGTAGCTCCAGAGCCACCAAACATATCAAGCACAGTGTCACACTCATGGTTAGCGATAGCACGAGCAGCAAGCGCTACAGGCTTCTGCGTAGGGTGCAGCTTGTTCCTACCATCTTTATCAATATTCCAAATAGTAGTTTCAGTAGTCGCACCAATAAAGTTCAGAGTCGTTCCCTTTGGCTTCCAGTAAAGGCAAGGCTCATGCTTCTGCTTATAGTTCGCATTCAACGCACCATAGCCACCATTCTTAACCCAGATAAGCAGAGCGTGAATATCACCATACTTCTCAGCTGCAGCGTAAATGCTTGCACCCTTAGAACCGGCAAACCAGATATAGCAAGGGCCAGCAGCGTGCTGAGTGAGCATAGCCATGACATCCTCATAAATGTCTAAATCATCGTTAGCAATCATTTCCCTGTTATTGCGTTCAACGTGGCCATCCTTAAACTGCAAGCCGCCAGTGTAAGCAACGCCATACGGGGGGTCAGTGAACACCAGGTCAGCCTTCACGCCCTGAAGCAAATGTTCCATGCTGTCAGCATCAGTCGAACTACCACACATAAGCCTGTGACGGCCCAGCTGATAAACCTGCCCAAGCTTACTAACAGGCACTACAGGCAGTTCAGGAATCTCATCTTCCTCAACAGACTCAGGATCAACAGGCGCATCAGAAGCCTCAAAGCCAAACTCAGCAATATCAAACCCTGCAGCATCAAGCTCCAACAGCTGTGCAGCCATCACCTGCTCATCCCACGAAGCCAACTCAGCCGAACGATTATCAGCCAACGCAAAAGCCTTCACCTGATCAGCCGACCAATCAGCAGGCACACGCACAACATCAATCTCAGTCCAGCCCAGAGACTTAGCAGCCTCAAGCGTTCCATTGCCAGCCACAACTACGCCAGCCTTCGTGACCACAATCGGCTTACGCTGACCAAACAACTTCAGTGAACCAGCAATAGCTTTCAGATTTGCCTCATCATGCTTCCGCGCATTTGCAGGATCGAAAGCCAAAGACGCGACAGCGACTGTCTCTATTTTCACAACGCCCTCTTTCATTTTGTAGGTAGCAAAAGCCTACCACTACATCTAGTCCAGAATCGGTTACTTTCGCGGATATACAGAAAAGGC